GAGGTAAGTAATGGCATATACACGACTTAACCCTCCGCCCGCCGAACATGGCGATACAATCCCGGGTTCCATCTTCCTGGTAAAAGACCTTAGGGCGACGCATCCGATGCATGAGAACAATTACACCGAATTCATGTTCTTAGGCGCTGCATATGATGGCGTTCGGCAGCTTGTAGAGCTAGGTGTTGTGCCGCAGCATGAGCGGGAAACCTCGGACGCCTACCTGCGGCGCATGGCGGACTTATACGGCTTTAACTACTCGCGGGCGGTCGTTGATCTGACCAACTTCTATCTGTTCCGCAAGGACCCTATTCGACAGTTACCCGACGGTCTGGCACAGGATCCTTCCTGGCAAGCCTTCGCGGCAGACTGCAACCTGTACGGCGACACCTTCCAGGATTACATGGCGGACCAATTTCGCTGGGCGTCAGTGTTTGGGTTTGTGGGCTTTTTGGTGGACAAACCAACAGCGGTAATCGAGAATCGAGACGAGGAGTTAAGGCGCGGTGTGTACCCTTACCTAGCAGGGTACCATCCAACCGCTATCCTCGACTGGGAATACGTCAGGGATGATGTCGGACGTCCGATGCTCGATTATATCAAGCTCTTCGACGACGATGGGCGTTACCGGATCTGGTGGCGGGACCACTGGGAGCTATGGGAGGAGCCGGAGGAGAACGCCCCAGGGGAAGCTGAGGGAATCCTCGTAGACTCAGGACCGAATCCACTGGGGGAGATACCATGGGTCTGGATGCACAACCTGAAGGGTAGGCAGTGGCCGATGGGGGTGGCGGACTTGCACGAGATCGCCCGTATTGACCTGTCCATTCTCCGGGACCTGTCGCAAATCAATGAAATTGTCGGGTATACGGCTTTTCCAGTCATGCTAATGCCCATGGAGGAACAGGGGCAGGATGTTGAGGTAGGCTCCCCGGCGGTCGTCGAGTTTGACCCAGAGAATCCGCAGGCAAAGCCCGAGTGGCTTGTGCCGCAGGCGGCTCCGACGATTCAGGCGCTCCGAGAGCTAATCTCCAAGAAGGCGGCGGAGATTTATCGCATCGCCCATACCGGCGGGCTTAACGCGACGGAAACCTCGACTGCAGCTAAGTCCGGCGTGGCTCTAACGGCGGAATTTCAGCAGCTCAATGCCAAGGTGACGCAGAAGGCTATCAACGTCGAGAAGGCCGAGAACATGATTCTGTATTTCTGGCTCCGCTGGCAACAGATGGAGCAGTATATCACCAAGTCTGTTATCGAGCGGCCTCGGGATTTTGACGTTCGGAACCTGGCGCAAGACCTGGCGGACGCCCTTACAGCCAAGACGGTCGTAAACAGCAGGACGTTCAAGCAGGAGGTTGAGAAAAGTATCGCTCGGCAGTACTTACAGGACCCTAATGACGAGGTGCTGAAAGTCATCGATGAGGAAATCGAGAAGCAGCCAGATGACTTTGACCTGCCCGAGGGGCAGGAACCAGGCGCCCCGCGGGAGAATCCCTTCGAGACCGGCGGCGACCCGACGGAAGACGAGGCAGAAGAATAGTTACATGGTGAGAAAATGTATTACGGACAGTGCGAAACCTGCGGAAGCGAGTATCATTGGACAAGCGAGGTGGGGGTTTACTGCCCGATGTGTCTGTCCAGTGCCTATCGGTATATCGGCTTACGGACCATGGCTCGCGGGCGCCCCAGGCGCCGAGCGGGGGACCCTGCAATACCCAGCATGAGGCGAAATCGGATTGGCTAAAAAGCTCTTTAGGCGCCCAAGCTTGCGGAAAATGAAGGAATCGACGGATTCATTGGATAGGTATCTGACAAATTTGACGGTTCAGGAGCAAGCGTACCTCGAGGGCGCCATCAAGAAGCTCGAGAAGAAGATAATCCGCCTGGCGACGCAGCTCGAGACCGAAAACGGGCGGCTTGTGAGCACCAAGACGAATTTCATGCAGGCCCAGCAGATACACAAGGACATGACAACCGCGGTCGAGGCGCTCTACGGAGAACCGGTATCGCATATGATAAATCGGGACATGGCCCGAGTGACGAAGCGCGTCGAGAAGTATCTGACGACCTTGACCGGTAGCCCACAGAAGTATGCGGGAGTGGATAAGCGGTACATCGCGGAGCTCCGGAAGTCCGCCATGGTAGAATTCGAGGCTTACGGGGTCACGGCCCGCGATCGCGTGGCGAAAGCCATGTATGAGCACATTGTCGGAGGGCAGCCCTTCAGCCAGCTCAAGCGCCAGGTGGCGGGCATCCTGCGCGGGCATGAGTCCGTGACGGGGCGCCCCATGACGACTTACGCGCGGCAGTTTGCCTTCGACAATACGCGCAATTTCCAGAATACTATCACTATGAGCAAGGCGCAGGACATCGGGCTGGACCGGTTCATATATTATGGCGACGTAATCTCGGCCTCGCGGCAATTTTGCAAGAATCATGCAGGCGAGGTGATGACGGAAGCGCGTATCAAGGAGCTTGATAAGCAGACCTGGCGCGGTAAGTCTGGACCCTTCAAGACGCATCGTGGTGGCTATAATTGCAGGCATGCGTTCATACCAGTGCAAAAGGAATGGGTCGAGGGTCGGTCCATCGAAGTTCAGAACTATTTTGCAGAGCAGGCGGTACCCGCATGAGCCGTACACTGAAGAAAACGCTGACCTATAGCCTCGGCTCGAGCCTCTTGACCGTCGGCGTCTTGTGGGCGGCGACCGGGAGCGCAAGCATCGCGGTGTCGGGCTGCATGATAGACCGCATATTGAAAGTCGCCTTTTACTTTGGTCACGAGATAATATGGCACGGTCATGAGTAGATCGCACAAGAAGCATCCAATCATAAAGGATAAAGCGAAGCGTTGGATGCGTCCTATCGCGAATCGGCGCTTACGCCGCGCTATAACGCGCGCCCTCCACAACGGGGCCGATGACGATTCCGAGATGCCCCTGGCGCGGGAGATAACGAACGATTATGATGTATGCGATTTCATATGTCACTTATCTGCGGAATACTATGACGCCGATGAGCAATACCAGCGGTATTTGAAATAGGGCAGGACGGGGCAGAAGCCCTGATTAGAATAACGGTGTAACCGCGGCTGGACGGCCGCACAGCAAGGAGCGCGGAAGCGCAGGAGAGAACAATGCCTTGGAAACCCAAAACCAGCGAGGATGGAAGCCTTGCACTTGAGGATGGTCTTCCCGTTTACGTCGACGACGAAGGAACGGAGATGGCTTTTGACCCTAACCGGATGCACGACAAGATACTCACGCTGAATTCTCAGGACAAGGCCAAGCGCCTGAAGCTCGAGGCAGCGGAGGCACGCCTAAAGGCGGTCGAGGACGTCGAGGACTTGGATGAGTTTGTCTCGGCAGCCAGAGAAGCGATGGAGACGGTCCAAAACCTCGAGGATTCCCAGAAGTTGCAAGCCGGTGAGGTCGAAAAGATCAAGCAGGAAGCGCGAGAGGGAATTAAAGCCCAGGAAGAGAAGCTTAAGGCTCAGTTCGCTGAACGCGAGCATGCGCTCCAGGAGCTTCTAACGCAGAAGGATGGACACATCCGAAACCTTATGATTTCGTCTCAGTTCGCGCAGCATGAGCTTTTTGGCGGCACGGACCCGAGGACGATACTTCCGCCTGAAATCGCTGAGACATACTTTGGTGGGCGCTTTGAGGTTCAGGATGTGGATGGTAAGCTCCGCGTTGTCGGGAAAGATGCGACTGGTGAAGTCATCATGAGCAAGGACCCAAAGCGCATCGGAGAGCCTGCCCAGTTCGCGGAAGCGATGGACTCTATCTTTTCTGAATATCCTGGTAAGGAAAGGCTTCTTCGAGCGGGGTCGGGAGGTTCAGGAGCTGCGGGGGGCGGCTCTGGCCCGCCTGGCGCTCGGACTCCGCTGACAACACTGAAAGCACAATTCGCGGAGGCGCAGAAGAATGGAGATGCCGCAGCAATGACGCGGCTGAAAACCCAAATCTACGACCTTCAGCGAGCCAAGTCCTAATAGGAGGAAACAATGCCAAACACGAATGCGGCGGCAACTTCTTGGAATGCGCCGAATTATGTGGGGGAGCTCTACCTGATTGGAGCGAATCAGACGCCTTTTCTGAATCAGATCGGCGGTCTGCAGGGCGGGAACGTAAAGCTTGTCGGGGACATGCAGTTTGCGCTGGCGCAGACTTACGCTCTCGAGAGTGCGGCACAGCCCGCTATCACCGAAACGGATAGTCTTACACGACCTACGGCTTGGACCTATGTCCGTGGAGTGGACTACAACACTTGTCACATCGTGCACAAAAGCGTCGATGTGTCTTACGTCAAGCAGAGTGTTGTTGGGCAGGTCACGGCCGATCCTACTACCGGTCTTATTGACATCATGGGTGGCGGGCAGCCGGTGCGCAATGAGCGCGATTTTCAGATTCAGGCGGCTCTCGAGCAGATCGCCATCGACACGGAATACACGTTCTTGCATGGTGCGTACCAGCAGGCGACGGCAGCAAACGTTGCCGCAAAGACGCGCGGTATCGTGACGGCTTGCTCAACTAACGCGGTGGCTGCCGGTAACGCGCAGCTTTCTCGATCGCTTATTAATCAGCTTGTCAGGACGATGGCTGGTAATGGCGCCATCTTCCGAAACATCATGATGTTCTGCAACAGCTACCAGCGTCAACGCATCTCCGAGATTTTCGGGTACGCTCCGCCGAGCCGTACGGTCGGTGGCGTCGAGATTTCAACTGTGATGGTTGATTTTGTCATGATGGATGTGGTCTGGTGCCCGAAGCTCGACACGGATACCGTGCTTCTTGCTGACCTGTCCGTGTGCTCGCCTGTCTATCTGCCCGTACCAGAAAAGGGCGTCCTTTTCTACGAACCGCTGGATCCCGGCGGCGCTAGCGAAGTGGGTCAGATTTATGGTCAGATCGGACTCGATTACGGTCCGGAAGAGTACCACGGGAAAATCACTGGACTGGCCACGTCCTGAGCCTACCTATAACGAAAGGAGGCCAATATGGCTAACGAATTCGAAGGAAGGGATGCACAGCAGCAAGCGAAAGACCTGGGGCATAACCCTGGGGTCTATCCGCGGCTGCGGGAGCATATCCGAGCGGTCCAGGAGCGTTACTTAACGACCACGACCACCTCGACCACCTCGACAACGTCCACCACTACGGCGCCATAAGCCTCCGAATCAGAAAGGAGGCTTAAATGGCCAACGAATTTTCGGATCACTTTGCACGCCTTAATGCAAAAGACCTCGGGAACAATCCCGGGGTCTTTCCGCGGCTTCGCGAGCACATTCGAGCGGTCCAGGAGCGGTACCTGACGACCACAACGACTTCGACGACTAGCACTACATCGACGAGTACGACTAGCACCACATCGACTTCGACGACTAGCACTTCGACGACTAGCACCACATCGACTTCGACGACTAGCACTTCGACGACTAGCACCACATCGACTTCGACGACTAGCACTACATCGACGAGTACGACTAGCACCACATCGACAACTAGTACGTCGACGACCACAACCGCACCGTAAGTACCTGGCGGGGAGCCTTCGGGCTCCCCGCTTTTTAGGAGAATAGCATGAACGAAGAAAAAGTCAAGCAAACACTGGCAGAGAAAAAGCCGATCGAAGCTCCGCAAAAGAAGACAGGAAAAGAGTACATCTTTGTAAAGATTAAACGCGACCAGCCTACAGTCTTCTGGAACGCAGAGAAAGAACGCACTCTTATCGAGGCGGAGCACGGCGTCTTTAGGACGCGCGATAAGTCCATCGCGGTGATGCTTCGGAGGCTTAACTACCTCGAGTGTCACGACGCAAGCGACATCCCCAAGCCTAACATGCTCGGAGAGTAAGATGGCTAATTACAGTACTGACCTCGACCTAGTCGAGATTATCCCCACCATCATGAATATGGGCGACAGTTCCTATACGACGTTTCACACGCAGGCTAAAGCCGATGTGGATCGAATTATTCGCGCGCAGTGGTACCAGAACGAAGCCGCAGACCGCGGCATCGACACGACTACTACGTACTTTGATGCAGACAATCTGGACTCTGACCAGCTTACCAAGCTTAGCTCTTACAAAGCGCTCGAGTTAATTTTCCGAAGCAAGGTCAAGCCTGGACCGGCTGCCGACATGTACGAAAAGCTGATGCTGCTGTATCGCGAGTACTTTGAGAAGGAGCTCGAGGCGCTTATGAAAGGTGGGATAAACTATGACTGGGATGAGGATGGCACGATAGACGAAGACGAACAGTACTCAGCGCGGAAGCGCAGGCTCAAACGTATATGATGTTTCAAGTCCGGCTAAAGGGCCTTGTTAATCTATTAAACAAGCTCGCAGGAGTAGGGAGCGTGTTTCGGTCTACCTCGTTGTGGGCGGAAATTGCGTCCGGTCTCCGAGCCAAGATGTTGGTACGGACCGCTGCAGGCACGGATGCCGATGGTCGGTCGTTCAAGCCATACTCGGACGAGTATGCTTTGTTCCGCTCGAAGCATGGGCATCCAACCGGGAAGGTTAATCTTTTCTGGTCTGGGACAATGCTTTCCTCAATAGACTACGAAGCCAAGCCGACGGGCGTCAGGCTGTATTTCTCGCCTACGCAAGCCCCTCCACTACCGGGGAGGCAAGACGACGGACCGAGAAGCTCAGCTAAGGCGTACTATCTGCAAACGCGTACCGGATTTGAACGACAATTCTTTGCTTTTTCCAAGCAAGACGCGGAAGCTATTGTAAGGACCATCAAGCGAAGAGTCGAGGAGAATTTCTGATGGCTACTTGGCGGAATACGACGCGGGAAGCACTAGTGAATGAGGTAAAAACGAAGCTGGAGGCTGTTGACGCAATTAAAACCGTTGTTCGGCGCCTGCCCACGTACGAAGGACTGAGCGAATTCAACGAGTCCCAGTTTCCTGTAGCCTCGATTACTGCTGGGCTGCCTGTGCCGACCGAAAAGAAGTCCGCTAGGATCCCCGGAGACGTCGATCGCATCATGTCGGACTTGACCATACGAGTCAACTGCTACTTTCAGGATAATGAGGATGCGGACGCTACCCTCTCGGAGCTTCTCGAGAAGCTCTGGATCGCTCTGTATGCGGACCCTCGATTTGAGGAGAACGCAATCGAGGCGGTGTTGAAGCCGATCGCGGATGTCGAGTATTGGCATCCGTACTGTGCATTTGGTATCGACATCGTTGTAACTTACATTCACTCAACGGGAGGAATTTGATGGCAACCCCGGCCAGTATTAACAACTACACCATCGGAAAGGGCAAGTTGTATATTGCCAACTGGACCCTTGCCGGAGGTGCCGGGGCGTATAGTGAGATGGGCAACTGTCCATCCATCGAAGTCGAGCCTTCCGTGGACCGCCTGGAGCATTTCAGCTCACGGGAGGGTCTACGGGAGCGTGATGCTTACCCCGTCGTACAGACGCAGTATACCATCACATTCGAATGCGATGAGATGGCGTCGACTAATCTCACCAAATACCTTCTCGGTACACAATCTGGGGATAGTATTTACATACTCCAGAACGCCGAGAAGGAATACGCCCTTAAATTCGAGGCGACCAACCCGATAGGCGTTAAGTATCGATGGTTCTTCCATCGTGTTGCTCTGACGCCTAACGGTGCAATTGCCTTGATTGGTGATAACGAGTGGCAATCGATGAGCTTCACGGGCGAAGGACTTGCTGACTCTACGAATCAGGCTTCGAGCCCATACGCTACTGTGAACCGCATCACAACTACTACCACGTCTAGTACCTCTACAACCACGTCTAGTACAACGACCACGGCCGCATAAGGCCCAGCGTCTCTTATGGGTTAAATCACAGCGCCAATGAAAGGAGAATTCATGCGCGGACAGAAAACCTGTGAGATCGACGGTAAGCAAATTATCGTCAAAGAGCTCACCATCCGACAGATCAAAAGCCTTTTCGACTTCTCTGAGGTGCCGAACAAAGCCAGCGTTAACGTGTTACTCGAGCACTTTGGCGGTCGAATCCTACCTCTTTGTACCGACCTTACGATGGAGGACCTCGAGGACCTCCGTCCTTCCGACGCAGCCGACATCTGGGAAGCAGTGCGCGAGGTAAACGCCACTTTTTTCGGCATCGCGAAGCTGGCGGGGCTAAAGGAGATAGCGCTGCAGCTCAGAAATTCATTGATTGCGGACTGTTTGAGCTCGGTTGCTTCCTCATTGGCCGAGGCCACAGTGATCCCTTCGGATACGGATACAGCTACTTCATCCGCGCCATCAACCGAGCAATGATTTCGGAGTATGAGTATACCAAGCAGCTGGCCGTCGCCATGAGAACCGCACGCTTTGCCAAGAAAGAAGAGTGGAACCGATACATGAGGCAGAAGCCCCCACGAGGGATAGTGTAGATGGCATCCGAAAATCTCCAGATTATCATCCAACTCGAGGCCGCAGCCGCCACGCAGCGGCTCAAGGGCATCGAGCAGGCGCTACGGAAGCTCGGGAACACCGGGAAGTCAACCAGCAAGCAAACCGGTAAGGTCAGACAATCGTTAGACCAGACCGGAAAAGCCGCGAAGCGCGGGAGGAACTCCCTCGGGCAGTTCACCAAGGAGCTGAAGCGAACCGACGCGACGATGAAATCCACGCGATCCACCGCGCAGCTTTTGCGGCGTGCGCTGGTGGCAATCGGTGGCTTCTTGATTCTCCGCAAGGCGATTAAGACGGTCGCGGACTTTGGTCAGGCGATGTCCACGGTACAGGCTATCACCAAAGCAACCGGCGAGGAGTTCGCGACCCTCGAGCAGCGAGCCAAGGACCTCGGGGCAACAACCCGATTTACCGCGACACAGGCAGCCGAGGGCATGGTCGAGCTTGCCCGGGCGGGACTTGACACTAACGCCGTGTTCGAGACCATCGATGACACTTTGACTTTAGCGCAGGCGGGCGCTATCGAGCTGGCGGACGCATCGAAGCTTGTCGCCACGACCATGGCGGCGTTCCGGAAATCGGGACTTCAGGCGGGGCACGCGGTAGATGTTCTCGCAACCGCAGCGAACACATCTAATACGGATGTGACCCAGCTTGGAGAGGCGCTAAAGCATGCAGGCTCTACCTCGGCACTGTTCGGCTTGGACCTCGAGCAAACTACCGCAGCACTGCAGGTCCTCGCCAACAACGCCAGAGCAGGCAGCATCGGCGGGTCTGGGCTGGCTCGTGTCATCGCCAGGCTCGCGGGCGTCGCGGAGAAGGTCGGGGTGCCGCTCGAAAAAGTGGACCTGACCGTCGTCTCATTGTCCGAGGCTATCGGGAACCTTGCTGCGGCAGGCGTCGATGCTCAGGAAGCCATGAACCTGTTTGGGCTCCGCGCGGGACCGACGTTCAACATCTTGGCGCAAAATCTGCCTGAGGTGGACAAGTTCGCGTCGCGACTTCGGGGTGTTGAGGGCTCCGCGAAGCTTACCGCAGAAATCATGGATAACAACCTAAACGGCGCGCTTTTGCGGGTCAAAAGCGCATTCGAGAGCCTGACGCTCAATACACTGGATGCCGATTCGGCAGGCGGCGAGCTCACCAAGACCATGAATATCCTCGCCATGGCGGTACGAGGACTCGGGGAAGAAGGGTCCGCTTTTGGGAACAACATGGCATCCGCCATCCGCGGTGTAACATATGGTGTTGCTTACTTGACGGACTCCTGGCGCGGGCTGCAAATGGTCTGGGAGCTCTTGTCCTCGACCTGGTACGGCTTCGCCGAGCTGGTAACCAAGGGGTTACGGCACCTGCAGAGCCTAATAGCCGATTTTCGGGCGGCCGTCCTGTACATCAACGTTGCTTGGCACAATGTTAGCAAGGCGTTTCGGATTGCGGCGCGGGACATCATAGCCACACTGGCAAACCTGGTGCAAAAAACGCGCCTGGCTCTGGACGCCGTGAATCAATTCAGCGATGCCGCGGTCCCCGACGCTTTGTTGAAGGGGCTTTACAACACGGAGCGGGCTTTGGCTCGGGTCGGTGATGCTGGAGTCCGGGCTGCTGACCAGCGCATCAAGTCTACGAAGGCCGAAATCGAGGCGCAGCGGATCCTATCCGACGTCTTGGCAACCGACCGGAGCGACCAGGAGCAATACTGGGCGGCGCAGCGCGACGCGGCGCAGGCGCGCCTTCGGGAGCTTGCATCCGAGATTTCAAATGTTGACCAACTTTCCCTGAAATATGAGGAGCTTTCGCGTGCGATAATCGCTCAGAAGGAGAAAGCGCAGGAAGCAGAGCGTAAGCGCCTCGCTGCAGAGGACGAAGGCGTCAAGAAGACCACGCCCGATGGTGCCACAGCCGCAGCGCCCGGGCTCAGCTCCGAGACGCAGCTCAAAGCGGTGCAACAGAAGCAGAAGCTTCAGGCGATGCTAAGCGACATCGCTGTTGCAGGAGCGCAGGATGAACAAAGTCGGCTTCTGGCGCTTGACGAGCAGGCTACCGCGGAGGCTGACCTACGCTTCCAGGAGCGCATGGCGCAAGCCCAGGTCCTTTTTGACCAGGGAATGGTATCCAAGCTCGAGCAGAACGACATCGAGAAGCAAATCGTCCAGGCCCACGAGAACGAGCTCGCCGAAATCAGAAAGGCTGCGAATGAGCGGGTCTGGGATGCGACCAGCTCGACCCTGCAGAACGCCTCCGATGCCTTCACGGAGCTTTATGAAGCCTCGGGCAAGAAGGCGAAAGAGTTTTTCTATGCCCAGAAAGCCATCGCCATCGCGATGACGCTAATGAAAACGTACGAATCGGCGCAGAATGCCTACACCACGGCGGCCGCGATTCCATACGTCGGGACCTACCTGGCGCCCGTCATGGCAGCGCTCGCCGTGGCTCAAGGCCTGGCGCGAGTCAATACAATCCGCCAGCAGAGCCTTGCCGAGGGTGGTGAGGTACAGGGCTTTAGCCCGCATGCGAAGGCGGATAACATCAATGCCAGATTGACCGCGGGCGAGTTTGTCCAGCCGGTCTCAACCGTAAAGTACTACGGCGCCCAGGCGATGGAAGCCATCCGGTCGCGCAGCATTCCGCGGGAAGTACTGGCATCTGCGGCGGCGGGCGTGCCTCCGGCGCCCCCATCGAACCGTTTCCGCTTCCAGGCAGGCGGGGCCGTAGCCCGAGGAGCACGGGACCTGCCCGATACGTCGCAGGGTGGACGAGGCTCGACGCCCATCAATATCGTCAACGTCAAGGACCCACAAGCCATGAGCGGCTACTTGCAGAGCAAGCCTGGCGAAAAGGATGTCCTTAACATCCTTACCGAGAATCAATTCATGCTGAAACAAATCGTCTTAGGAGAAGATTGATGTCAGATTCACTGAATCAGACCTTCGCGAACGGGACCCTATCCGACTGGTACGGCGCCTCGGGCTTCCTACAGACCTTGCGGGGCATCATCACGGGTACCGAGGTATCGGAATGGTCCGAAACCATCGATGCGACGCCTAACGGCATCCTGACCGCATTCTCGGGGACCGCGGCGAACAATCCCATTGCGCTAGGTCGGTTCCGAGTCAAGTACACGGTCGGGGCAGTGGATTACTATGCGCTCGATGACGGGTCGGGGACCATCGTGGACGAATCCGCGAGCGGGAAGTTGAACACGGCGCTGGCAAACACCATCGACTACACGACGGGCGACTGGGTTCTCAACTTCTCAACCGCTCCCGACAATTCGACAAATATTTACGGCGCCTACATTTATGGCGAACCGGGCGCAGATTGGAAGGAGCTTGTCTACCGTAACACGACCGACTCGACGGGCTCGACGATTACGGATACGTGGTCCGCTGGCGACTGCAAGGAGTGGATAATTCAGAACCGTGGGCTCGCTGGCGAGGATTATGTAACCGTGGGGATGCGCGAGTTTTACGACTCGGCTAATAGCCGCTACGGACTACAAATCGCCATTTGGAAGAGCTACCCGGACTCTACTCCGACCATTTGGAATTACGATGCAGCGACCTCGGGACTCAGCGGCTACAATAATACATACGATGTATGGACACAGCTTCCGAGCCTACCAGGAACCAAGGTCACTGCACCATCGACGTACGAATACTGGATTTACTCGAACCGACAGCGCATCATCGTCATCCTGGATCGCTCAAGGTGGGAGGGCATGTACCTCGGATTTGGTAGGCGCTTTGGGGCGGCTTCGGAATATCCTAATCCGGGTATTGCGAAGGCATCGGCGTACAGCTACCTTGTGGCACCGGGCGACTTGTCCAACGACTGGGCGATGGGTCCGAATCAATCGAACCTTACGTCATACCACTACACGCTGCATACAATATTGCCGGACAATTCGTATCAGCACATGAACCAGGCGTCGATTTACAATCTGCCATGCTTCTATCCGACCGCCTCGACTTCCGGGCATACGACGCACTACAACAGCTCGAAGACGCTGACATCGACACCATCGGGTCATCTGTTCATGCAGCCCATCTTCGTGATGGACCAGGCGAACAAGCGCATACTAATGGACCTCGATGGCTTGTACGGGGTTCCGTCGGACGATGTCTCAGTCAATGATATCGTGAAGGGACTCACGAAGAAACATCGTGTCTTTCTCGGACACGCTGACGCGTTGCCGGAGGATTACTTCTGTGTCACCGAGGCAACGACCACCACGACGTCTACGACGACCAGCTCGACCTCGACCAGCTCGACCAGCTCGACATCAACCACGACTGCACCGTAAGGAGGAACGATGTCAACCTTGAATTATCAGGCATACTCGACGCCCGCGAGTGGGAAGGAGATGCTGCAGAACATCGCCGCGAAGGCTTCGGCATGGGGCTGGACACTTGGTGAGGACAAGACCGGAGCGGATTATGGATGGGTCCAGACAACGGGATGGTCGCTAGCAGCGGGGGACCAGCGGTTCCTTCAGCTCGAGAATGGGACGATTTCTGAGCACAGCCAGCAGCTGTGTTACCGATTTGTGGTCGACAACGATGCCACGTACGATGACATCCTTAAGGTATCGGGCATTCCATATGCCGACAAGACTTACGACATCAACGACGCATACGACCCATGCGAGCAAGACCATTACAACGGACGCAATACACAAGGCAGCGCGGACTTTCGCTCGGCAAGTATCCCGGATTCCTCGTTTAATAACATGTGGATTTTCGGCGATGAGAAGTTCATCGCGGTGGTTTGTCAGGTAGACTCGGACCATGTCTACAGCTTCGCCTTCGGGCTACCTGAGCTCATTCCCGAATTCAAGAGCCGCTCGGACTTGATGGGCGTTTGGATTGGCGGCTCCACGTACCAGTATAAGTGGTCGGACATGGATTCTAGTCCTACACAATTCTGGCCTTTTTGCAGCCCGGAGCACGAGACAGCGGCGAACGGGTACGATCGATACATCTACTGGGACAGCGCTGGGCGGACGCATACCGACGATTATCTGCACAACTTCTACCTTCACAATGACCAGCCGGTATACGACTCGATGCACTGGAGCTCAACGCCAGGGGAGGGGCTCGGGATGCGGATGGAGCTCGGGATGCGGATGATTAGCTACAACAACTTCCGAATGGTGCAGAAGCCAGCGATGTTTATCCGGGATACAGCCAGCTCAAAGTTCTACATGTTCGGGACGTTGCCTGTGTACCATTTCCCGTACTCTGGGTTGACTATTGGTGAGGAGGTGGACTGGGGCGGCTCAACCTACATTGTTTTTCCAATACAGAAGCAGGGCGTATCGGACTGGGGCTTTGGATTTAAGGTGTCCTGATGGCAGACTTTCGAGGGCAAAAGCTTGTTCTGGGCGCGGCGGACATCAGTACGGCGAATTCTGGCGACGACTTCCGCGAGGCGGTCCGACCAGCGGGCAACTCTTCGGGTTTCTGGGCGCCGCAGGTGCAAGGCACGAATGCTCCAAGGGCACATCGATTAGGCAGCTTTGGGTTGCCTGCGCAGGGACCGTACAGCACTGCTTATACCTACTGGAGGGCGATGCCTTTCATAGTACCAGAGGATGGTTATGTGTATAGCCTATCATACTGGTTTTCGACTCAAGCTACGCTATTGCAGGGCGGGATTTACTCAGATGTTGATGATAGGCCTGGCGTCAAATTAGCGGAGACCGGCATCCGTAGTGCGTGGCAGCAGCTAGCAAACCAAGAGTTTTCGCTACTACAACCGCTATATGTGCAGAAAGGCTCACGCATTTGGATTGCTCTCCTTACTAAGGAAAACGAACCAAATTTTTATTACTACGCTTCAGCAGGCTACCCAGGCAGGGCCAGCGGGTCCGTGCCAGATTGGGCGGGGACATTGCCCGATAGTTTCGGCTCGGTGTCCATCAATAACAGCTACGCGTACTGCTGGAGCGCCAATTATTCGGCTTCGCCTTACCTGGGTGGGCCGCGATATGACGCGACGGATGGGGTTCCGCCGGACGGGACGTCATATGCCAACCCAACAACGCGGCGTGCGTTTCCGTTTACCTTTTCGGAAGATGGCAGCTTACATAAAATATACATGCGTATTAAAGGCACCGCCGAAAACTTCAAGATGGGGCTGTACAATGGAGACAGCTATCCGACGACCTTACTCGAGGATTTAGGAACGTTTGCCTGGGACGGAAACGATGACGATTTCTGGTGCGGCTTTGACCTGTCGACGCCTGTTAGCATCAGCGCCGGACAAAAAGTCTGGTTAGCCATCGTGTCGGAATCAGGAACTATGTCGCTTTGGTTTGGCGATGGTCCTCCAGGCCGGGCGCTGTCGAGTGCACCGAACGACTACGCAGCCGGGATGCCATCATCTTGGGGCTCTTACAGCGTGTTCGACTATACGTACGCCATTTTTCCGGCCTATACTGCCGCAGAGACTGACCGACGCCGCTCTGGTGACCGCGTCGGCATCGACCGGACCGTCTTTGGCAATGATGTGATCTTCAATCGGGTGTGGGTCCAACCTACGAGCATTGATGCAGGCTTCATCACAGAGGCGTCGGATTACGACGTCATTATATGGAACGGGTGGCTAGGGCGGTCTGTACAATTTACCTCGATGGCGGTTACTAACGAGTCTGGGACCTCGATGGACTATCCTACACTACCGAAGGCCATCGCCCCATCAGGAGCGGAAGACCTTACGCTAACGGTGGAAGAGACCGGACCTGCGATTCAGGATACCATCTGGACTCCTACGGTCGATGGTGCCGAGTATGATATCGGCGTAACAGGTATCCGTGTCCTTGGGCTCCGACCCATGCCCAACTGGGCAAAAGACGTACAAATCAAATATGGCTTCGAGACCGTGCTGAATCAGACCGAACGCTTTGCTGAGCAGCGGCGCCCGCTGACAGATGAGCCTCAGCTCTCGTGTTCAGTGACGTTCTTGGTCTATGGGGATGAGGGCAAGCGCTTCTTTTACGAGCTCTCCTACGCCCATGACAAGCTGTTCGGTGTGCCAGTTTATAATGAGATGGTAATTCCAACGACCATCCCACAGGGCGGCACAACTATTGACGTTCCGGCGGAAGCCATCGACTATTTCTACTACCTAAACAACCTCGCTGAATACGTCGCCATCATCGACCATACGACTGGGACGACGGAGCTCAAGCTAATCGACTCCGTCAATAAGGACCCAACGAATACAATTGTAACGGTAGAAGATATCAGTAACACCTTCAACACGAACCGGACGCGCCTGTACCCGTTGTTCATCGGGCTCGTCCAGCGCGTCAAGTTCAACGAGCACACGGAAGAGCATGATACGGTTACCGTGGACTTTCTGGAGTATTTCTAATGGCCGATAGCCTCGAAGACCTAGGAACTGGCGGCTCTGCGCTGCTTTTCCCACTCGAGCCTAACTGGGCATCCAATCCAACTACCGACCTCGCAATGTTACGGCGCGTCCTGTCTCAGCGCGGTACGTCGCATCAGCTCAAGAGCCTAACGGACGATGTGCCTCTTAAGTTCAAGGCAGGGTTTACGCTGCTTAACAAGGAGCAAGAGTGCACGCTACTCGAGTTCTTTTGCGCACGCCTCGGGCGGTGCCAGCGCTTTTGGATTAAACATCCTAGGCGGCACTTCGAGCTTAAATCGACCGCTACTAACGGCTCCGCTACGCTGGTATGCAATTCGAACGGCTTCGAGCTACAATACCAGGGATACGAGCGCATTTACATCTTGATGAATAATGGCGACGTTTTGACGCGCAAGGTCACAGGCGCCACGGACGACGGCTCGGAGCTCACGCTGAATATTAATACGGTCTTAGACCGTGAAGTCACTACTGATAACCACTACCGCATCGGGCGGCTGCTATGGGCGCGCTTCGATAACGACGAGCTCGCGGAGCGCTGTGTAACTAATACAATTTGCGAGACCTCGCTCGATTTTGTAGAGCTGGTACAGGAATACTCGGAGATTTCATGAGCTACGAAACAAACCGAGTCGCGACGCAGCAAGAGTCTACCCCGGAGCTGTATGAGCTTAAAACTGGTAACACATACGAGCGATATACATCCTATCGGTCGGATGTGACATTCCAGGGCTTCACGTACGCGGCAGCAAGTATCTCGCGTGGCAATATATCCACCGATGTCGAGTTCGGAACCATCAAGGTGCGCGTCAAGTCCATCATTACGCCCACGCTGGCGCAGTACATCGCGAACCAGCCGACGGAGCCGACGTCTATCTCGATCTATCGGATGCTGACCTCCGACGCGACCGAGTACGTCGTCGTCTTCAAGGGCCAGATTCAATCCGTTGCATTCAGCGGAAACCAGGCCGAGGCAGTCTGCCAGAGCAAAAACAAGTACCTCGCCAAAAAACTGCCCGATGTCGTCTACCAGAGCTTCTGCAACCATGACGTTTATGATGATGACTGCGGTCTGAATTCTGGTTTATGGCTCGTCTCGGCGACTTTGTCCTCGGTCTCTGGCTCCACGCTCGTCTCCGCCGATTTCGCCAGCGCTGGGAATGACTACTTTACAAACGGCTGGATTCAGTTTGGAACGGATATGCGACTGGTTACGGCGCACACAGGGGACACAGTAACCATCCAGGTACCCTTCGATTCTCGGGTTCATGCAGGCGTAACGGTCGATGCCTACCCGGGATGCGATGGGGACCCGTCCACCTGCGTAAACAAATTCAACAACCTGACCAATTTTCTCGGGATGCCCTACATTCCATCACGCAATCCAGTGATGTACGGAGCCAACTGATGACGCCATATTTCACGCTTGAGCGCTGGAAAGCCTTCCAGACCATCGCCGAGTCCTGGCTTGGGACGCCCTACAAGCACTGTACCATGGTGCGTGGCGGCGGGGCGGACTGTACGCTGTTCATCGGCGCTTGTTGGAAGGAATCCGGAATCCTCGAGAAGGTGGAATACAGCTACTATCCGAGGGACTGGTACCGGCACGCACCGGACGAGCGGGTCCTAGAGAGCCTGCACGAGCACTTTCAGCGTCACGCGGCGCCAGGGATACAAATCGAGCGACTTGGTCCGGACGCCGAGCTCATGCCTGGTGACCTACTAACCTTCGCGGTTTTCTCGCCGGTCACGAATCACGCGGCAATGTATTGGGCGGATGTCGAGCGGGACGCGGGGCAAATCATGCACGCCGACCCAAAGCGTGGGGTCTGTATCGTCCGACATAGCGAGTCCTTTCGGGCGCGTCAGACGAACGTCTTCAGGATAATGGAGGAATAGATGGGCTTTGGAGTCGCACTTCTCATCGGGGTCCTCGCGGCCGGGATCCTATACTATACCATGTCGCAGAGCGGCCCCGAAGGCCCCAAGCTTGACCCGCAGGGGCTCGACTCCTTCCAGATAAACCAAAACCAGGAGGGTTCCGTCGTACCGATGGTGTGGGGGAAGGTCCGCATCAGCACTAACTTCTTGTGGTATGGGAATTTAGAGACTGAGCCAGTCTATTCAAAGGGCGGTGGCAAGGGCGGCTCGAAGAAAACCATCTCGGGATATCGCTACTATCTAGACATGTGGCATGCCATCTGCCAAGGCCCGAACGTCACGATAAGCGACGTATACATCCAGGACAAAAAGCACACCATCGCCGAGCTCCCGGTCACCAGCTATGATGTGAATGACGGATCGCAAGCCACCTTTCCTACGGAGCCCGGAGCCTACGCGGCGGCGCTTAATCCGGTAGTTCACATATCTCTAAACCGGTATCTCCTCGGAGTCAACGTTTCGACCGCGCCAACGCTCCACTTCATTGTTGAACGTACTTCAGATGCGCCGCTACTGCTCGCCAATCCCGAAAAAATCAACATGACGAACGGGGTCAACCCAGCGGCGATCGTCTGGGATCTTCTCCGGGCATCGGGGGTCCCGAGCTCAAGCATCGATGTGACGTCATTTGAGGCCGCGGCAGAAGAGTGGTACTCAAAGGGCTACGGGCTGAACATCACGCTCAACAAGCAGCAAGAAGTACGTAACCACATCAAGAAGATTCAGTCATATGTTGACTTTGCTTTACGCGTGGATGAAAATGACAAGTTCATCATCCATGCCTTCACGGACTCGGAAGCCAGCGTCGATACGCTGAACACCGAGGATTTCAACGAGTTTAAATTCTCTAGGCGCACCTGGGACGACTGCTTTACGGACTTCCGCGCCAACTTCACAGACCAGGACGCCGACTATACTCAGCGTACGCTACGTGTGCGTAACCCTGCAGTACATAACATGATAGGGCACGACCGCCAGAAAACCATCGACCTGACGGCTTATCGGGACTCTGAGGCCGCGAGCCAACGACTACATGAAGTAATGAAGCGGATGTCTTACCCCGAGGCGCAGATACAATGCAAGGTGTCCGCGAAGTTCTCAGGTATCAACGTAGGCGAAATTGTAACCATTAACCATGACGACTACGCCATCAGCGCGGCGGAGTATCGCGTCACCAGCAAGACCGAGGGCTCCATTGATACGAATGACATCAATCTGACGCTGACGCAGTACATCGAAGGCTTAATGGATGATAACTACGGTGTAGCGGGGCGAACCTCCTGGGTTCAGAGCCATTATGGGGCAGCGGCGCCCGCGAACCAGCGCATCATCGAGCTGCCATACACAGGCACATACCAGGAGGAACCGGCATATTTGTGCATGTGCGAACGCGCGGGGCAAGAGACCGGCTTCGAGATGATGTACTCCGTAACCTCAGGAGGCGACTTCGGGGTCCATCAAAGCGCGTCCTTTTTCTCTGAGCTTGGGACGGTGTCTGCGGAGTACCCCATCGACACCAGGACGATTGATGACGATGTGGGTCTAACGTTTACGAGGGCGGTCGCGCCTACCTTCGACTCGGTCTCCCGGGCGGCGCTATTCGCGGAACCGCGCATCGGTGTTCTGTACGACCCGTCGTCTGATGAGTTCGAAATTATTGCCTTTCAGACCGTGACACCACTCGGCGGTACCAGCTATCAGCTCACAGGCGTTATTCGAGGACTGCTGAATACTGAAAAGCAGACCTGGGCCGTTGGTAAGGAGCTATGGCTCGTGCACGTTGGCGACAACATCATGACCAACATCATGGCAGGAACCTTTTACGTGAAATTGGTACCGTTTCTCGATAATTATACTGCGGATGAGAGCGGATGTGCAGAAATCACGGTTAACTACGCCGCGACTGCTCGGACGCCCTGGCCGCCCTATCTGGTACGGACTGTCGGGAATGGAGCTGGCACCTTCACTGCGACCATTTGGCCGACAACCCGGGTTTATGCCGGAGGCGGCGTAGTTGACGGAGCCGGAGCAACATACGGCTCAGTGGACGGTCAAACCGATCAATGGCCGCCCGAGTATGTCGGGGCATTCCAGTGGGCCACTAAGGTAGGGGCAGCGGATTACGTCGCAGAAACCACCGAAAGCTCCTACACGTTTACTTACTCTGACCCAAATCCGTTCAGCATTCACAACTTACGCGTTCGGGCGCTAGTAAATGGCTTTACCTCGCCCTGGGTCGTTGTGGCGGGCGCCCAGGATAATACTACAGAATACTACGGGCAGGCGGAATAATGGCATATCTTAGCGCGTCACAACTTCGTACGCTTCGCTACTCTTGCCAGGGCTGGCTAACGGCGCTGGATGCGAATATGACCGAGCTTAACGACACATTATTAAAGGTGTCCGGGATGCTTGACGTGGACTTGACGGCTCTGGCTAACGGTGACGTGCTACAGTGGGACGGCTCTTACTGGCGTAATGTAAGTTCTGGTTTTCTGACGACAACGTCTAGTACCACGTCGACATCCAGCACAACGTCAACGAGTAGCACAAGCACTACCACCACATCAACGAGTAGTACTACGACCAGCACAAGTACGTCCACGACCACGACTACCAGCACGACTACGACAAACACAACGACTACGACCGACACCACGACTAGTACAACGACTACGACCGACACCACGACCAGCACGAGTACGACGACCAGCACAAGTACGTCCACGACCAGCACAAGTACGTCCACGACCAGCACAAGTACGAGAT